TTTTATTCGCCCGCGCCCCCAGGTGGAGGGTTCGCCCCGGCAGTTTTTCCAGGGGGGTGGGGGTGTTAGGAATTCCAAAAAGCCGGCTCACCACACTATGCACCACTTGAATGATACAAGGCTTGTATCATTATGCAGCATACCACACAATGTGTGGTATATGTGGCAAGGTGTCAAGGTGTGGCAAGGTGTCAAGGTGTGTAGATCCACACACACATTATGTGTGTTTCAATTGTAACATTCTATGATGGTGATCTATTTGTTTTAAAAGTGTCATTCTATAATGTGTGTGTATGAGTTCTCAAAACTTTCCACGATGCATAAAAGATCTCCAAGCTTTAAAACTCCACACTATACCCTATATACCTATAAAAAATATATCTCAAAACTTTATATACTTCTCAAGCTCAATCATTATAGAATGACACAATAAAGACATAACATTATTATTGACACTTTCCTTGACATATGTTAATATATCATTATACTTTAATTAGACATATATTTACAAAGTACAACAAAAATGGAGGTGTAAAAGTGAAGAAGAAAAAAGAAGATCCTAAAATTGAGTGCCACAATAAGAATCCAAAAGTGGGCAAGAATACTCTAGTATTCAATATGTCAAGTGCATTTGATTGTCCAAGTGATAAACTTGGCTTGTGTGGACATTCTAAAATATGCTATGCCAAGAAGAGTGAAAGACAATACCCTCAAGTGCTACCATATAGAAGAAGACAAGCCACACAATGGGCAAAATATAATGGCTTGGAGATTGCAAAAGATATTGAATCAAGAGTCAAGAGAATGAGGACAAAAATTGAATACCTACGAATAAATGAAAGTGGTGACTTTGCCACACAAATGGATATTGAAAAACTTGATATTGTGGCAAGGTATTTATTGGACAATTGCAATATAAAAACATATACCTATAGTGCAAGAAAAGACTTGGACTTTGATGGTACTTGTTTTTGTGTAAATGGTAGTGGCTTTATGCTATGCAATCAATTTCAAGTTGTGGACAAGGTGACAAGCAAAATATATTGTAAAGGTGATTGTACAAAGTGTACACTTTGCAAGGTGGCAAGAGGTATTGAAATTCAAATTTTAGCACACTAAAAAAGGAAGGTGATTGAGATGGACAAAAAATTAAGTGACTATTTGGAGAAGGTAGCAAGTGCAATTGCTAGTGATGGGGATTGTAAAAAGCTTGTCGAGTCAATAGAGAATGGCATAAAAACTACTAAAGGTAATTATGCCAAGTGGGTTCAAGTTTTAAAACCTTATGCTAATGACAAGGCTTTTATGCTAGGGATGGCTCAAGGCTTGATAAGACTTGGTGGAGATAGTTATGGTATACATTGGGCAATGAAATTAATTAATGACAAGGTAATGTAAAGGAAGGTGATTGAGATGGTAGCTAAAGAGATGGTAATAAAAATGTCATTGCTAAATGATGCAATGCATAACACAAGTGAAATAGCTAGGATCTTAAAAAAACTAGCTAATGAGATTGAGAATGACAATAATGCTAGTGAGTTTTTAAGTGACATAAATGGCAATACAATAGGCAAAGTATATTTTAAATAAAGGAAGGTGATGTAAAATGGCAAGGTCAATAGGTAAAATTAAAATCAAAAAGTTACAAGCTATGGTGCAAAAGAACTATGATATCACCAAAAGTGAATTCTATATGTTCAACCACCAAGAGTTCACGAATCGTATGAGAAAAGATATCCCAAGTGAATGGTACGATATTTGGGAGATGGCATACCAAGAGATAAATAGAGTTGTTGGAGATAAACTTGTCAAGTTGATGTACAACTAAAAAGGATGGTGATTGAGATGGTAGCTAAACAAATGATATTTGACTTTATGAAAAACAATGTAGTGACAATAGCAACTTGTGACTTGAAGGATAGCTACACAAGGTGTGGTGACTTCAAGGATCTTGACGAGTGTGAAAGGCTCGTGATTGATGGTGTCAATCGTCAAGGATATAGCATCGAGAATATCACCACGAGACAAATGGACGATGTGATGTGGAATGAGTTCAAAATGATTCCAAGTGAATGCTAATGGTGATGGCATCCCTTCTATATAGGAAGGGATGTAAACCACGAGTGGAGTCCAAAGTCTCCACACAACCAAACAAGGGAGGTTAAAATGGAAAGACTTAATGGGAAAGTAGTCGATCCCACACCAAGAGTCAAGGATGCTAATGCACACATATGTCCTCATTGCAATGAGACACATATGGAAAACCAAGGTTCGACATCAAGGAATGAGAACTTGGTCAAGGTGTGGTGTGCATATTGTGGCAAGGAATATTATTACATCGTGAATGATAATATCCTTGGTGCATTAGGTAAAATGGAGTTCGTGAAGGATAGGGATAGGATCGAGGAAATAAGTGCATTGGATATTGACGAGATAAAAGAAGACATCACCATTATCTATTTTGACATTGGATGTTTTCTTGAGTTGTACGAGGATAGGATATCCATTTGCATAGAGAGAAGTGAATATCAATTTGGTAGAGACGAACTTGGTAAGGCTATTCTATGCCTTATCCAAGAGTGGTGTTTGGACGAACTACTATAAAGGAGGATAAAATGGATGGTTATGACAAGGAACAAATGAAGGAGATCGAGGAAAGAAGGGATGCTTATCGTATCAAGGAAGAGCCAAGGGTACTTGTAAGCAAGGATGCATTGCAAAGACTCATAGACTATAACGAGTACGAGGAAGGTAAGGATTATGGACATCGTCTAGCTAATGGTGAAGATGTGAAAGGACACATATTCGAGGATATCACGAGTCTCCAAGAGGACATAATGAATCAACCCAAGAAGGAAGGTGAGTAAGATGGCAAAAGTATTAGTGTGTGATGTGTGTTTGAGCAAGGACAAATTAACCAAGTGCAACAAATATTATAGTGTCAAAGGCAATAAGAACTTGAGACTAGATTATTGTGATGAGTGCAAGAGCATCATCCCTAATAAGATGGAAGACTATCGTGAATTCGTGGCTCGTATCAAGGGAATCGATGTCTCAAGAGGTAACAAGTGCAAGTATTGTGGGAGTCCTAATGGCTCACTTGATAAGGATGTGCTATGCAAGGAATGTCGAGAGACATTTGGACATTCCTTCTATAGTGAACTTTAAATGGTGATGGCATCCCTCGTAAGAGGGATGTAAACCACAAGGTGAGTCCAAAGTCTCACCATAACCAAGGGAGGTGGTCGAAGTGAAGAGGTTTACATATGGTGGAAGAGTCACACACGAGAGGAAGGAATATTGTGGATGTGGTCGAGTCCTCAATATGAGGTATCGAATTGGTGACAAGATAGTATGTAGTGATTGCTATAGGATCTTTCTCGACAAGAACAAAAGAGTGAAGGTCAAGGTATAGGTAAGGACGAGATCGTGGCTTACAATGGATTGTAGAGCCTGGAATTTCCCGGATCCCTGGGAAATCGCGTGAAAAATGATAAAACAAGGAGGAATGGCTATGAAAAAGAAAAAGTTGATACTTGCTATTGCCATCGACACGAGTGATAGGATCTTTGGCATTGGCGAAACCAAAGAAAAGGCAATTGCTGCCATCAAAAAGTTTAACAAAGGAATGGCTCGTCCATATAGTGACGAACTAATGGTCGAGTTCAATACCTACGAGATACCAATGAATGGTGCTTGTGGTGAGTGGTGCTAATATAGGAAGTAATATAACAAAAGGAGGAAGTATGGAAAAGATAATTAATATCGATGTGAGAGGGATGGTCAACCACATCCCATCGACAAGTGCCAATGGCACGAGTCTCAAAGGCTCAATCGATGAGTCTTATGAAAGGCTTGTCGAGGTATTTGGTGAGCCTAATGGCTTTGGGGATGACCTCAAGGTAAGATGTGAATGGGTGATAAACACACCAAGTGGAGTTGCTACCATCTATGATTGGAAAGATATCGTGGATGTCGAGGATGTGAGAGATTGGCACATAGGTGGTAAGACGAGTGATGTGGTCGAATGGGTGCAAAAAGCTTTGAAGGGAGGTGAGTAATATGGATGCCGAAAAAGTAGTTCATTGGATATGTGGTCATTGTGGACAAGACTATGACCATAGGGATGACGCGAATGCTTGTTGTCCGGGGATGAAAGAATTGAGAAAGAAAGAGAAAAGGGAAGAAAGGAAAAAGAAAAAGGATTTTGATGTCAAGATCCTAGGCGAAAAGAAATTAAAGAATGGCTGCAAATTGGTGAGTCTCGAACTCATCGACAAGGAGGATGATGAAAGCTAAAATAATGATAGGTGAGGAAAGTGTCAAAGAGTACGAGGAGTTTGGCACTATTAATGAGAATGCCACCATCGAAGAGATTGAGTATGAGACACAAAGTGAGATTGATTTCTATATTCAAGGACTCTTCGATGGCATAGGAGTGGATGGATATACAATAATGTCAATAGACAAGGAGGATGAAAAATGAGTGGCTCAAGTTATAGTGATAAATGCCCAAAGTGTGGCAGCGAAGAATTAATGGTGTCAGAAGATCTCAAGCATATGAATTTTTCGTGTACTTGCTTGGATTGTGGATTCTATGGCTTGATGGAACACAAACGAATGACCCTGGAGGAGGTGAACGAGGAAAGGCGTGAGTTTGAACTTGATCCTATCGATAAATTAAAGGATCAATATAAATAAAATTTGACAAAGTGGCTTGGGTAGTGTATATTTGTACTTAATGACATTCAGAGCATTCACTATCCAAGCCACACAAAACACTATGAAAAACACAAAACTAATCATAATGATACTTTTACCATCTCTTTTCGTGACAACCGGTGCGAATGCTCAAGGTTTCGCGGCTATAAAGCACTGGAACCAGGAGCATCAAGCAAAGGCTTATTCTGACGAAGAGATCGTGAATGCTATCTATAAAGCCGAAGGCGGCTCTAAAGCCACATATTTGTATGGGATTCGATCTATAAAATATGACGATCCCCAGGAAGCACGAAGAATTTGTTTTAATACAGTGAGGAATAATAGGAAGAGATACGCAGACTATGGACACAAGACCTACGACACTTATCTTGAATTCCTAGCATCGAGGTACTGTCCCATTGGGGCTGACAACGATCCCAAAGGGCTTAATAAAAATTGGCTGAAAAATGTCAAATATTTCTTAAAGGAGGAAAGATGAAAACGATGGTCGTAGGGTTAGGTGAGATTGGGAGTGCATTGCATAATGTACTCAAGGACAAGTACAAGAAGAAGGTATATGGGTATGATGCAAAGAGTGGCGAAGATAAGGATAAGCTACCAAAAGTGGACATTCTTCACATTTGCATCCCCTGGTGTGAGGATTTTGTTGAGATCGTGAACGATTATATGAGCATATGCACCCCAAAATATGTTGTAAATCACTCAAGTGTGCCGGTTGGCACGACAGCAAAGCTTGATGGAGTGGCTTTTCACTCACCTGTGAGAGGAAAACATCCCAATATGGAAGAGGGATTGAGGGCATATGTGAAGTATTTGTCCTTCGATGGTAATGAACACTATGCAGCCACGGAGATCTCGAACTATTTCTTTAAGGCTGGAATCGAGTGCAAAACCACGCCGGATACGAAGACAACCGAACTCGCAAAGCTATTGGCATTATCAAGATATGGTGTTTACATAGCATTTGCCAAGGAGCAGGAAGCTATTTGTGAGAAATTTGGGGTGTCATACCATAAAGCTGTGACAGATTTCGAGAATACGAGGACCCAGGGACTTCAAAAACTTGGTGGAGATAGTTTAAAACTCATCCAACCACTACTTTGGCCTTTCGATAATTTTATAGGTGGGCATTGTACCGTCGAGGATATGGCGATCCTATTGGATCAAGGCGTAGACACGCCACTGCTAAAGGATGCTTATACTATAGGAAGGAACACCAAAGTATGGGGCAATTGCAACATATACAAGACCGCGAAGATAGGCAAGGGATGTAATATAGGTGGTGGCTGTGAGATAGGACACAATGTCATCATAGGAAATAACGTAAGAATTGGTGCTATGACTTTCATTCCCGAAGGAGTGACCATCGAGGACGATTGTTTTATCGCGCCAAAGGTGACATTCTCAAACGACAAGTACCCACCTTCATCACAAAAGGAATGGGGCAAGATCCTCATTAAGAAAGGTGCTGTCATAGGTATGGGTTCGATTGTTCTCCCTGGGGTTGTCGTGGGAGAGGGTGCTTTGGTAGGTGCAGGATCTGTTGTCACCAAAGACATCCCGGCAGGCGAGAAATGGTATGGCAACCCAGCCCACGCACATGGGACAAAATAATGCAGTGCTATGTGTGTAAGAAAGAATTTAGATGTGATTGCAACAGGAGGACTCTTATGGGAGACTTAAAAGAACAAATTGATAATTGGTGTAGACGAAATAACTTTAAAATCAAGAAGGAGGTGAATCAAAATGATGCAAGACTTCCTAAACATAAGGCAAGTGGCAGAACTTCTAGGAGTGCATCCGGTGACAATCAACCGGTATTGCCGTCAAGGTAAGCTAACGTACTATCAGGTGGGATCGAGAAAGAGATTCCTTAAAGAGGACATTGACAACTTTATAGAAGGAGCAAAACGCCATGCAAAAGAAACTAGCGGAAATCCCTTCAACGCTGATTAAATGCGTTGAGACATACGCCCAGGCGGGGTACGCTACTTTTGCAACGACTGAAGAAAAGAAACCAGCCAATGGCTTTGGTTGGAAGAGTGCGATAGTTGATGTTGCTCCGAACATAATGAAATATCCTTACGGACAGTTTGGTGTGAGGTTGAAGGCAGACGATCTTGTCATCGACCTCGATCCTCGCAATATGAAGGGTAGATCGGTATGGTCGGAGATCAAGCAACAAGTATCGACTCTTCAGGATATCGAAACTTCAGCCACAATTGTACGAACTGGTGGGGGCGGGCTTCATATATACTTGAGGAAGCCACCTGAATTTGCAATTCGAAAGAACCTCAAAGAATTTCCTGGAGTGGACTTCTTATCGGAAGGTGCTTATGTCATAGGTGCTGGGTCACAAGTATTAGGCAATCCCTATACTTTTCTGACTCCTCCCTTTGTTGACATCCAAGCCCCAGGTGGTCTTCTCAACCTTATAAAGAGGAAGGTTGTGGATCTTGGTGAGGTTAACCATCCAGGCTTTAGTGACTCCCAAGATAACATCGATAGGTATACAGACTATCTTGAGAAACTCGCGCCATTGGCCATCGAGGGTGAGAATGGAGATAAGACTACATTTAAGGTAGCTTGTCGTGGTAGGGACTATAACCTCTCGATGCAAAAGACTTTTCAATTAATGCTCAAGCATTATAATCCCAAGTGTAAGCCTATGTGGGAGAACATGGAACTCCAGAGGAAGGTAGCCAATGCATATAACTACAACGAAGCACCCGCCGGAACACGAGATCCTAAAGTTGTACTCCCGGACATAGCTAAAAAAGATCCTAACAAATGGATGAAAAAGCTTGAGTATACAAAAAATAATGCCCTTAAAACGACGCTAAAGAACGCGCATCTTCTGTTAAAGCACGAATTAGGCATAAAAGGTATGTTTATTTACAATGCTTTCAATGAGAGACTAGAGATAAAGGGCAATATCCCTTGGGAAAAAGATCGTATCAATAGATACAATGCCATAGATGATCGAGAGATTGAGTGCATAAGACTGCACTTGGCTCATACACATAATGTAGAATTTAGTAGCCAGACAATGTGGAAGGCTGTCGACCTAGTGGCGGCAGGAAATGTTTATCATCCTATTAAGGACGTATTAGAGACATACAAGTGGGATGGGGTCGAGAGGATCGACACTTGGTTGGAAAAATATTGTGGTGCCGCCAACAATCCCCTTAATAGACAGATGGGTAGGAAGGTACTTGTGGCTATGATTGCGCGAGTCTATAGTCCAGGGTGCAAGTTCGATTATGTTCTTGTACTTGAGGGAGCGCAAGGCATAGGTAAGAGTACCACTTGTGAGATCCTAGGTGGTGAGTGGTATGGTGATGCACCTATCGATCCCCAAGATAAGGACTGCATTCCTTATATACACTCCAAGTGGGTGGTCGAGATGTCAGAGATGATCACCACGAGGAAAACAGAATCAGACAGACTCAAGAATTTTATATCAAGGAGAGAAGATGACGTACGCTTACCCTACGCAAGAGCAAGACAACGATTCCCCCGGCAGTGCATATTCATTGGGACAATCAACCCCGACGATGTCGGTTACCTTACAGATACTACGGGTAATAGACGCTTTTGGCCTGTGTTCTGTGACCATTTCGAATTAGAAGTATTGAAAAGAGATAGGGAACAACTATTAGCTGAAGCAGTTGCTGCCTACAAAAAGGGTGAGACCTTGATGCTTCCTTATGAACTCATCAAGGAAAGTGAAGTCGAAGCTATGAAGAGACTCGCTGACGATCCTTGGCAGTGGATCATTGCCGAATGGGCAGCAAGTAACCCAGAGGTCATCGATGTATCGACCCAACACCTATATAGGAACGTATTAGGTGGGAATGTCCAGGGTATGCACACAGGACACCAAAGAAGGATCGCCTTGTCGCTCAAGAATCTTGGGTGGATAAAGAGACAGACTCTTGAGGGTCTCAAGTACACTAGAGTAAAGAAGGTGGAAGCAGAGTGAAGTATTCATATGGACCCTACAACAAGTTCGATGAGAAAGAGCAATGGATAAGGCTATCCCAGGGATGCCCCAATAATTGTCCTTTCTGTTACGAACCCACAGAGTACGAGGTGTATGAGATCCCCGAACTCGTGAGAAATGTTGTAAAGATTATGGATATGAATCTCTTATGTAAGCCCGAAGCCCTTGAGATCATTCAAGAGTTGGGTAGGAGAAAGGTCAATAATAAGGTGATCCAATATGAGTTTATATGTGGGATCGATTGGAGAGTGCTTACCCCGGAATTGGCTGTGGCTATGCGACAATCAAGGTTCAAGACTATCCGTATGGCATGGGACTTTGGTTTCCATCTTCAGAAAAACATCAAAGCCACAGTCAAAACTCTCCTTGCAGCAGGGTATAAGCCACACGACATCACAGTTTTTATGGTGTGCAATTGGCTCACACCCTACGAAGAGAACTGTATGAAGTTAGATCTATGCAAGGTATGGGGTACAAAGGTAGCTGATTGTTGGTTCGATAATCAGATAAGTCCTAACATCGAGCCAGTCCATTGGACAGAAGAGCAGATCAAGACCTTTAGGAAGGCTTGTCGTAAGCACAATCAGATGGTGAGATTTGGGATCGACCCAGAATACAAGAGAACCAAACTCAAGGATCCTTTTAAGGTGGTGAAATGAGAATAGTTAACGACACATACGAGCAGCTATATGATTTCCAACGTCAGGGTGTGGATTTCTTGGCAAGGTCGCGGGCTGCCCTTTTAGCGGATGACGTTGGAACGGGGAAGACCGCGCAAGGGATCCACGCCTGCCAACAAGTAGGTGCGAGGAGTATCCTTGTGATATGCACAGCGAGTATTAAATATAACTGGAAGAAGGAAGCAGTCAAATGGGGGTACGATGATAGAGACATACATATACTCAACGACAAGAACATCGAAACCGTGCCAAGGGAAGGGATGTTCATCATTAACTACGATCTCTGCTGGAGGAAGGGATACATTCGGAGTTTACTCAAGAGGACGTATGATGTTCTCATTTGCGATGAAGCACATTACCTCAAGAACCATAAGGCTAAACGAACTAAGGCAGTGTACCTGCGAAACGGATACGCTGACCTGTCGACTTATAGATGGATGATGACAGCCACACCTGTTCTCAATAGACCAGTGGAACTCCACGCAATGTTGAGCAAGTTATGCCCTGAAAGGCTAGGTGGCTACCTTAATTACATAGCATACACAAGGAGGTATTGTGATGGGCAAGATGGGAAGTGGGGCTACGAAGCTAATGGAGCAGAAAATCTTGAGGAACTTTCTGGCAGGCTCGAAGGGTTTATGTTACGGAGAACGCGTGATGTCCTACCGGACAAGTCTCTTCAAAAAATCTATATGCCCTTCTCGAAAGACATTGAGAAATATTTATTTACAGGGGAGGAGAACGAATCCATTAGACGTAAGATCGGTCTTGGGAAAGTCGTACCCAGTGCCGAACACATCACGAACATCTTGGAATCGGAGGATAAAGTTGTTGTATTTGCTTACCATACAGATGTTATCCTTGGTCTTGAAGAAGCACTCAGAGAATTTAATCCTGTCGTATTACGGGGTGCAACCCCCAGTAAAGACAGACAAAAGGTAGTTGATAAATTTTGTGGGGAAAAATCTTGCAGAGTTTTCATAGGACAGATTCAAGCGGCAGGTGAAGGTATTGATGGTCTTCAGCAGGTGGCGAGTATGGCAGTATTCGTTGAGATAGCCCACACCCCAGGGATCATCAAACAAGCCATTGGTCGTTTATATAGGGAAGGGCAAAAAAGACCTTGCCTATTTCAGTTCCTTCTTGTAGAGGGAACTGTGGATGAGCAGGTGCTAAGTAGCACTCTGTTTAAGGACAAGAACATCAAGACAATAATGAAGGATGATAAGTTAGGGCTAGACTTTAATCCAAAAAAGAAGGAGGAAGTAATGACAGATGCACAGGCAGAAAGAATCGCGGTAGCATTGGAGAAGATCGCGGCACGAGATGATGTGATCACAACCGAAGGAACGTATTCAGAGGGGGTTCAGGCAGGGATATCAGAAACACAGCCGACACAACCCAAAGCAAAACCGGCGGTGAAGAAGGCAGAGCCAAAGAAGAAGGAAGAAGTAAAGGTTGATCTTACACCTGAAGGGTATCAGACAGAGATGCAGGAAGCAGCCAACAAGATCTCATCGTTTAGTGGGGATCCTGAGAAGACGAATGCACTCTTTGCAAAGTTGCAGGGTGAGTTCAAAGCGAAGTACCCCAACAACGAACACGTGTTCGATGTTGAACCCAAGGACTATGAAGCCGTAAGCAAGTTGGTAGCGGACTTCCTAACCAAAGAAGGAGTAAAATAATGGGTCATTCAAACGTCAGTCCGTCAGGTGCTGATAGATTCTTTGAGTGTCCAGGTAGTGTCTCTGCCCAGGCTGCGATAGACATTGTTGAGCCGTCTAATCCACCAGCCTTGGAGGGGATAGCCATACACGAGTTAGGAGCAAGATGCTTGAAAGAAGACATCGACCCCTATGACTGTATCGGAGACACTATTGAAGTAAAGGATAACTATGGGGAGATCATCGAGTTCACAGTAAATGATGACTTCGCTTTCGCGGTTCGTATGTATAGGAATACGATCCTCGATATCCTCAAGGAACATAACTTGGATCAGAAAGCTTTACAAGTAGAGACGAAGTTCAAAATACCAGAGGTTGATAAGTTGGCTCAAGGCACTACCGACTGCTCATTCGTGGCATCAGACACCCTCTATGTTATTGATCTCAAGGGAGGACGAGGTATTATCGTCAGCCCTGTTGAGAACAAACAGTGTATGTATTATGGAATACGCCCCTACTTGGATGCGAAGATGTTCATCAAGAAGATTGTCATAGGTGTTATTCAGCCTAGGGCAAAGGAAGGGGAGTTCATAAAGATGTGGGAGACCACACCCCAAAGGATGGACAAATTCATATTGGAGTTGAAGAGAGCGATTGCTTTAACTAGGGTAAAAGATCCTGACTTCAAAGCCGGAACCTGGTGCAAGTATTGTAAAGCACAAGGAGTCTGTCATGCACTACAAAAAAGTATTGTAACGACAGTACAAGAAGTAGCACCACAGATCGACAGAGTCTTCCCTAAGATAACAGATCTAACAGGTGAACAAATAGGTAAGGCTCTACCAGCCCTTGAGGTACTCAAGGCATTTATTAATAACCTAGAAGGGTATGCCCTTTCTCTCGCGTCCAAGGGTGAGGATATACCTAACTATGTGTTGACACGAGGAAGAAAACAAAGGAGGTACAAGGACGAGCAGGCAGTGATCGAAAGGTTCCAGTCGGAACTTGGCGATGATCTTTTTGGTGAGCGTAAGGTGAGGACACCAGCGCAACTTGAGAAGATCGTAGGTAAGGAAGTGTTGGATGACTATGTGATGACTCCAGAGGGAGACATCAAGTTAGTGCCAACCAAGGAAGCAAAAGACTTTATAAGTCGTAAAGTCGAAGATGTGTTCAAGGATGTAGAACTTGACTAGCACAGTAGAACAACAAAAAGGAGAACTAAAATGAGTATGTCAAAAGTAACGCCTATCGGAAGGGCATCGTTTCCGAACCTAAGTAAACCGGATCAGTTCAACAAGTATTCGTTGTCAATACTGTTCCCAAAATCAGATCCTAAAGTCATCGAGTTTGCAAAGTGGCTCAAGGATGCAGTGAGTAAGGAAGCTATAAGTGTTGCGGGTGAAGCAGGACTACCGGCAGCCTTGGCAAACTTCACCAACTTCAAAGATGGTGATGATGTAGGATCGTTCAAGACATATCGTGGAGAATATGCGGGACACTATATTCTCAATGTGAGTCGTAAGACAGAGTTCGGCAAGGTTTGTGTTGTGAATAGGGACAAACAACCAATCGATCCAACCGAAGTCTATGCTGGATGTAATGTCTTAGCTTACATCGATGTGTTTGGGTACAAGTATGGCACCAAGAAGAGTGTTAGTATTGGTGTGCAACACGTTATGAAGACAGGTGAGAACACTCCCTTCGCATCGACAGGTGTGAAAGTGGATGATGCTTTCGCGGGTCTTGACATCCCTGAAGAGAGTGAAGTACAGGAGTCGGCACCGACAGGGCAAGTTGCCCCAACGGGAACTACTCCTGTAGCAAACCCATTCCAGGGGGTGTAAGGTGAAAGTCCACATAGATTTTGAAACAAGATCTACAGTGGACATTTGGGAAACGGGTGCGTGGATTTATTCCGCGCACCCTACTACCCATGTCCATTGCGTAGCTATCGCTGTGGATGATGGTAAAGTTCACGTGAGTAATGAGTTCAACAAACTCGTGGAACTTGCAATGAACCCAGATGTCATCTTCGTAGCCCACAATGCTTTCTTTGAGAGATGCATATGGAAGAACATAATGGAAAAGAAGTATGGTCTTCCCGCGATACCTCTCCAAAGATGGCGTTGCACTATGGCTAAAGCTTGTGCCTATGGTCTGCCTAAAGGATTAGAGAAGGCAGCCGACGCCCTAGGTCTACCTCAAAGGAAGGACAAGGTGGGTAGACAGATGATGTTGCGTATGGCTAAACCATTAAAGAAGGGGACAGAAGAATATGACGAAGACAGTGAGCATCTTAAAATGCTATATGAATACTGCAGGCAAGATGTCAGAGTCGAAAGAGACCTTGACAATGCCTTGCCGGATCTATCCGACAAAGAACAAGAGATATGGTTCTATGACCAGCTTATCAACTCGCGCGGCATTCGCATTGATATGCCTACGGTTAAGAAAATCATTAGAATCCTCGAAAAGAAAACCGACTCCCTTAATAAAGAACTTGTGGCACTTACCAATGGAAAGGTAACCAAGGGGACTCAAGTACAATCGATGATCGCCTTCCTCAATGAGGGTGGCGCCAACATGACATCGTTAACAAAGCAGTCGGTAACAGAAGCAATCAAGGCAAACAAACTAACACCAAAGCAACTCCAAGTGCTACGACTTCGTCAGCAATTAGGTAAGTCTTCCCTTGCTAAATATAGGAAGCTTATCGCGGCTGTCGATGAAAACGATATCCTTCGTGATAGTTATGTGTACCACGGGGCATCGACAGGTAGATGGGGTGGCAAGTTGGTACAGTTGCAGAACCTTCCAAAGAGTAAGGTAGATACAGACAAAGCCATCAAGGATATCCTTGCTGTTGGGTACCCTGCTGTAGAAATGATGTACCCAGGGAAACTTATGGATGTTCTTTCCTCGTGTATAAGAGGGATGATCATACCCTCTAAGGGTAAGGAACTCTATGTGGTAGACTATGGTGCTATCGAAGCACGTGTAGTTATGTGGCTCTCTGGTGAGGAAGCAGGACTCAAAGAGTTTGAAGCAACTGATAGGGGTACAGATGAAGACATTTACGTTAAGATGGCTCAGAGAATTTATGGGGATCCATCACTCACCAAAGCTGATAATCCTAGTGAGCGACAACTTGGAAAACAAGCAATCCTTGGATGTGGATTCGGAATGGGCGCAAGTAAGTTCCGACTTACCTGCAAAACTTACGGCATCGATGTTACTGAAGAGGAAGCCACGAGGATTGTTGATCTGTATAGAGGTACATACTTTAACGTGAAGAACTATTGGTACGATATGGAGAGAGCAATGATGGAAGCATACCACTCTCCTAATAAGGTAGCAATGTGTAATGGTATAGCTTGGATATATGTGCCGGATAGGAAGGCTATATTCTGTAGGCTACCATCTGATAGGATCCTCACCTATATGGAACCACAGCTAGAGCCTAATAGGTTCGAGCAAATGGGTATGACCTTTATGACAGAGGTCACATCGCAGTGGGTACGAAGGGATACATATGGTGGACTCCTCGTTGAGAACATCACTCAAGCTGTAGCGAGAGACATTATGGCATACTCAATGCCTGCTCTAGAAGCTGCAGGATACCCTATACTTATGCACACCCACGATGAGATCGTCTCTGAGAGAGCGTTAGGTGAGGGCAAAATTGAGGAAATGATCAGAATTATGTGTAAAGTGCCTGATTGGGCTACGGGATGTCCTATAGTCGCTGAAGGTTTCACCACTCAAAGGTATAAAAAGGGGTAGACTATGAAAGAAGAAAATATAGCGGCAACGTTAGGTATACTGTTCGTTATTTTTATGTGGACCATGATGATACTCTCTTGGAGGGGGTAGTATGAAGTTTATTGAACTATTCGCGGGCATAGGAGGGTTCCGTTATGGACTTGAAAATTCTATTCAATATGGGAAAGGGTCACGAGTGTCACAATGTGTATTGCCCAACGGGGATAGCACCGACAGTCCGGCAGAACCACGGAAAGATCACGAAGGTTTTACTTGCGTCTTCGCCAACGAGTGGGATAAATACGCGAGTGCCATCTATAGAAAGAACTTCGGAGGGTACAATGAAATACATAGTCAAGTCTTCGGATCAAAGATTACACAAGAAATTAATCAAAAACAAATTATGTCCGGCATTGACCAGTCAGGGGTGGGGGGATCAAAAGCCTTTGGTGCTGGAGGATGGGACGAAAGGAGCAAACTCTATGAAGGAGACATCACAAAAATCGAAGTCACAGACATACCAAGCCATGACCTCCTGGTTGGAGGATTTCCTTGCCAAGCATTCTCAGTTGCCGGTTACCGAAGGGGATTCGATGACACTAGGGGAACTCTCTTTTTTGAGATCGCAAGGATTCTCGACCACCACAGACCCCAATGTGTTCTACTCGAAAACGTCAAAGGCTTACTTACTCACGACTCTGGACAAACTTTCCAAACCATACTTAAAGTCCTTGCCAACCTTGGGTATGATATCGAATGGCAGGTACTTAATACTAAATTCTTTGGAATTCCTCAAAACCGGGAGCGAGTGTTCATTATCGGACATACTAGAGGATCAGGTAGACCCAAAGTATTTCCTATCGGAGAAGATGACGCAAGGGATCTTGAAGAGTCACTTTATAGAGAGGAAGCCAATGAAGGCAGAGACCTCACGAACCTTAAAAATAGGCGGGGATGTGCCGTGCTTACGCCCGGACGATTACAAAAAAGACAAAACGGAAGAAGAATAAAGGAAGAAGGTGAGCCATCCTTCACCCTTACGGGGCAGGATCAACACGGAGTGATGTGCTATGATGACTACAATAGTCGTATAAGAAAGGAGGATAATTGTGGGACAGTTCGTGCTACCTTCAACAACGCAGCACCCCGTAATGGATGTAAGTTGACAGATGGGCAGAGGATTCGTAGGCTTACACCTACGGAATGTGAGAGACTTCAGGGCTTTCCGGATGGGTGGACAGAGGGGATAAGTGATACCCAGAGGTACAAATGTTTAGGTAATGCTGTGACAACTAAGGTGATTGCAGCGATTGGAGGAAAGTTATGGACGCAGTAAAGATTCTAGCAGTGTTTCTAATAACCCTAGGGGTACCCTTTGCAGTAGCTGGGCTATGGTGGTGGGTTATATTTTGGGTATGTGTGGGGTCATTACTTGGCGCGTATGAACTCATAGCCAAGTTGACTACCGGGAATACTATATCAAAAATGTTTTGGATATGGAAAGCGAAGGCTCCGAAATGGCAGGTGCGTTCCGTTATAATAGGAATGATACTGTTTTGGGGTTATTTAATTATGCACCTGCTAAAGGGGTGGTGATGAGTTCATCGTGGCAGTTTAAATTTGACAACAAGAGAAGGGAATGCATCGATTGTGGAAAGAAGTACAAGCCAAAGTCAGCCAATCAAAAGTATTGTCAAAAATGTAGGAGGGAAAGATATGCTCATTGTGGGAGTGGATCCGGGAAAAAGCGGGGCAGCAGCCTGTCTACTTGATGGTGACCTCAAGTGGGTCATCCCTTTCAGAGGGGAGATTGAGAACTGTAGGAGAATAGGATACCAGAACTGTGTCTATTTCATAGAGAGGGTAACTGCTTCTCCCCAGATGGGAGTCGTAAGTGCCTTTACTTTTGGTAAGTGGGCTGAAGCTGTAGAAAGCGCGGCACACCATTCCAAGTCACCCTACCATATGGTTCGCCCCCAGGTATGGCAGAATGCTATAGGAGTGTATGCTGCCGGGGACAAGAGTAAACTATACGCCAGGGCAAAAGAACTTTACCCGGCTCAACATAAAGCAAGGATGTTTTGTAAGGACACTAGTGACGCTGTACTCATAGCATATTATGGGTGGCGCTATATGGAACACAACAAGGAGGACTAATGGAATGGTGTGAAGTATGTAAAAAACCAATGAAAAAGAATAACCCAAAACAGATATTAAAATACTGTTCTAAAAATTGTAGAAGTAAGCGTCATAACAAGGAGGAAAAATGAACCCAGAATTATTGATGGTATTTGTACCGGGTATCTCGTGGATCTTGTTTTCCCTAGGTGGGACAGAGATTTCGTCTAAGATACCAGGACAGAAGTGGATCCGTAGGTGGCTACTACCTACTATCTACCTAATGACAGCAATGTGCTGCGTACCGTGGTGGCAGGCCATTTTAGCCACTCTACCAGCCATAGCATGGTTTTCTATGGGGTATGGAGACTCAACCCCTTGGTGGCAGAAGATCCTCGTAGGGGTCTTATACGCGACTATAGGGGCTGCTATAGGCATCTCGTGGTGGAATCTTGGAACTGCCATAGGATTTAGTGTACTTTTCTTACTTTCCAATACAAAACTAACAGAGAAGATATTCATGTGGAAGATCTGTGAGGGATTCTTTGGACTCCTCGTAGGTATCCAGTTGGCATATGTTCTTATGGGACAGGGGATATTATGGCTAAAATAAGTGTAGCAATGATAGTAAAGAATGAAGAGGAGATGTTGCCCGCTTGTATCGAATCGGTAAAGGATGCTGATGAGATCGTCATATGTGACACCGGCTCCATCGACAAGACTCTTGAGGTGATAGAGGAACTCAAGAAGAAATACCCACACATCAAGTCCTTCACGGACTACAAGTGGAACGATGACTTCGCGGGAGCCAGGAACCACGCGATGGCTAAGTGTGAGAACGAATGGGTCTATACCATCGATGCTGATGACACCTTAACCAAGGGGGATATGAAGAAGCTAAGAGCAGCAATAGACAAATACCCTAAAGAATACTGTTTTGGTGTCAATTACATAGCTGTAAGTGGGGCAAACTCTCACTCAATACCTACCTTATATAGGAAATGTAAGGAAGTTTATTGGAAGGGAGCCATCCATAACCATCTATCGGTAACTTCTAAGTACCACACAGGGGCAACAGTAAGGTTTGGGTGGTCTCCGGCACACAAGTTAGATCCTAATAGGGCATATAGGATCCTCAAGAAGGAGGTTGAAGCTAACCGCACAGCCCCTAGAAATATGTATTATTTCGCGCGAGAATGCTCTTACAAGGGCGAATGGGTTAATTGTCTATACTGGGCAGATGAACACCTAAAGTACGGGAAATGGGCATTAGAGAGGGCAGATGCTAACCTTTTGAAGGCACGGGCGCTTTGGAATCTCCAAAGGGGAGAGGAAGCCCGGGATGCCTGTCTCCAGGCTATTAAGATCAACGTCAACTTCAAGGAAGCCATCCTCTTTATGGCTAATATGGTGGGTCCTACTAATAAAGAAGGTTGGCTATGGATGGCAGAGGTGGCTGATAATAGTAAGCTACTCTTCACCCGGGAGAAGGTAGAAAAGACCGCGGACTATTATGAGAAGATCTATGAGAAGTATCCAGAGGATGCCCATAAGAGATATGAAAATATCTACAAGGCTGTAGCTAAGATCGTGGGGGATAAGTCTACCCTCGATATAGGTTGCGGGCAGGGCAAACTTGGTGAGTACATAGAGAATTACGATGGCTTTGACATGGTCTCCAATCCTTATCGAGTCGCGGACATATACACCCATGCCTACGGAGATTACGATGCATACGTTCTTCTTGAAGTCTTGGAACACCTGACTCGTGACAAGGATGTCCTTGGCAAGGTACCGGTTGGCAAAGAGGTTGTTTTTTCTGTTCCTTCATTCGATGATCCTTCCCACGTGAGAATGTTCACAGAAAACATCGTCAAATGGAGGTATAGAGAGTTGCTGAATATTACCAGCATCACTCGGTTTAACACCAACGGAAAGCATTGGGATACCAAACTCCCAGCTTCCCGTGACTATATCCTTCTATGTACGGCAACTCGAATCTAAATGCAAAAAGCCCCTGGCTTATCACCAGGGGCTTCAGCATATTAATCTAGGTCATCAAATTTCTGCGACAGCCTTTTAAGTTTCTTCCGTACACCCTCTGGAAGTTTAGTTAAGTTCTCTTCTACAATGTCGAAATAGTCCTCGGCTATATTGAGGGCTTTCCTTGCGTTCTTACTCATTGCAACATGGAACTTCTTCTCTCTATTCTCTCCTGAGTTGAGATCCTTCGCTAACCCTAGTAGATTCTTTAGGACTCCTAGTCCCAATGTAACCCACATTATTTACCTGCTATCCCAGCCCTAACAGCACCAAGACCCAAGAACCCAAGTATGGTGTTGACCAGACCAAGAGACTCTGCGGGTACATAGCCCATCGCCACTAACCCATTAAAAATAACCGCTACCACTACCACTATGTACGTTTTGTATCCTTCTAAAAACTTCATGTCATGTCCTCCTTTTAGTCACTTTTAAAGCCATTAATGCGACCCAGTGCCGCAGTAATTTCTTTATTCTGTGCTGAAAATTCTTTATGATCTTCCTGGGCAGCCTTATGTTCTTGCTCCACCCGTGCCATAAAGATGTCTTGTTTTGTTATCATCCTATCAAGGTTCGTGGCAAGTCTCTTCACTATATACACAACCATCCAGGCACATAAGCAGAAGGCACCCGCTGCCAAGCCTATCTCCTTGATAATCCTTGCCATCTCTATTGCGTTCAAGCTGTACCCCCGGTTGCTGGGGCTATGGGAGCCGTACCGCCAGTCGCTTTAGGCTTCTTGAGTTCGGCATTCTCTGCTGTTAAAGCGTCGATCTGCCCCTGAAGAACTGCCTTTTCTGCTTCTACCGGGTTCTTGATCTCTATTTTAAGCGCATTAGGGATCGCATTTATCGCGGGTACGCCATGGTTTGTCTCGCCATCAAATACTACAGTTTCATATCCACTGCAGGGTCCACCCACATCGTGCATACATTCGTGCCATCGTACTTGACAAGGTATAGGAAGTTCGCCTTCCTTCTTCTGTAACTTATAATACATCTTCTCTATGAGGTTCATCATAGCTAACATATTCGCTTTCGAATCAAACGATATGTCCATTTCCATTCTCCATACACTCATTGTATCCTCCTTGTTTAGAACATTATCACTTGAAAAGCATTTCCACTCGCGCCACTTGTCGGGTATACTGGCGGTATAAATGGTGCTGTGTATAGGGCTGTGCCATTATCCACCTGCACCATATCCATATGGCCATTAACTGTTTGTGCAGAGCCATTGACATTACTCCCCACCCAAAACTCCTGAGAGTCAGTTACTGCTGTGCCGTAAGATGTTCCCGCATCTAATGGCGAACCATTCACATAAAACTTGATAGTAGAAGAGTTCCTAACACCTACAATGTGATACCATTCTTTCAGGCGTGGAGTAAAAGTTGCGGTTTCTCTCGCCGCTCCATCCATCCAAAACTGGTAATCCGCACCTGTATAGTATATGCCCCAGCCAGTAGAGGTTCCATTACCATAAAGACAATGAGCCGCTATATCATCATACTTTACCCAAGTTTCTGTAGTAAAGCTGGCATTTGTGCCAAAATCCCAATCATCGCTATCTGCCATCGTAAGGTAGCTTGAGCCATCAAGTCCAAGACATCCATTACCCTCAACAGTTATCCAATCATTCTTCGCTGTGCCTACCATAACTCCTGTATGGTCTTGGCCACTGTCATCTCGAACTGTTCTATTGCGGTAGTCTTCGATGTATTTGCAGACCGGACTATTGACCGCAGATACAGTATGGGTGCCTGTAGAATCAGTAAGCCAACCATTAGTATCATCTGTATCGTCAGGCACCCCATCAAAAGGCACCAGTAAAAGGGTGTTTGCATCGTCTGCAAAGGGCGTTGTACTTGGTGTAAAATCTGCGGTATACCTGGCATTATTAGAAATACGCACCCCTTTAATATACCCCAACCAACCTTCGGAAGCCAAACTATCAAATCTATTCCCTATGGCAACCCCTGCGGTACTGCCTGATAGATCAACAGCGGAAGTTCCAGTAGCCTTTGCTACGCCGTCTATATAAATAGTGCATTCGTTAGTTCCTGTTCCTGCTCGAACTACAGCGATGTGCATCCATTTGTTTATGGCTGTAGCTCCTGTAACAGCTACTAAAGTATTAGAATTATTAACCCAATAAAGATTATAATCAGCACCTAGATACATACCGAATCCGTCAGCATGGCCTACCATATTCCCAACATCAATCAATCCTTCGTTTCTGTTGTCGGAAGTCCAGAACCATCCTTCAAGAGTATAGTTTCCTGTTCCTATATCCCAATCAGATGAGTCGGGTACAGTAAAATAATGTGTATCACCACCACAATAAGCAGTAGAACACAAAGGACTATTCAAACTTGGTGTCTGTGCTGTCAGTAATAGTTTCGTGTTTGCTCCGGCTACCGGATCCGCGGTAGGAACAGTTATAGTATCTGTCAATCCTACATTGGGGGATGCGGAGAAAGTATTAGTATGTTCTATACGGATGTTTTTCATATGTCCGTTGAAATAATACCCTGCTCCGGCTGCGCCTATTTGTAGTACACCGGCGAAGGTAGCTATACTATCATCAGCCACATAAGCGGTCTGTATCCCATCAAGATAAATACCCCAATAATAACTGCCGGCGTCTTCGTTCCTGACAATTGCAACGTGTTGCCAAATACCTGTACTTAAAGTTCCACCATTAAGAGTTACCTCCGGACCGCCATTATATATCTGAGCGCCAAGAACTCCGTTAATCTGATAACAGTTCCATACGTGAGTGGCATCTACATATTGACCAATGGGGACTGTTGTCCCCGATACGGAAGTTGGTTTGACCCAAAAATCTACAGTCCAGTTTGTTGATATATCCCAATCCGCACTATCAGGTATAGTAATATAATCACTATCCCCATCAAAGAAATACGCTTGTCGTTTGTTATTGATAGCGGTTACAACTTGTTTAGCATCGCCTACCGCTGTTACAGTATGTGCAGAAGCAGAACTATCTACGAGCCATGCCCCTTCATCTAAAGCATTTAGGGTAGATTTTTGTACGACAGTTGGGTCAGTAGTCATTGAATGGGCGCTTGGGCTAGAATCGGTATACGATGTTGACCCGGCCGCTTCATCCATTTTAAGTAATAGCATCGTGTCGCTATCACTACTAGGGAATGATGTTGGTACAGTAATAGTATCTGAATCCCCGGCATCTGGAGAAGCTCCAAATCTATTAGTGTCGGAGATACGCATACTTTTCATAAAGCCATTCATATAGAGAGTAGTGCTTTGTGCGCCCACCTGAAGAGAACCTCCTATATTTCCAGTACAGGCTGTACTCTGATACCCCACCTGTTGACCATCAATATAGACACCGTTGTCACTACCAACTTTACACCAAGCTACGTGGTACCATCTGTTGGCTACAAACGCTTGGTCACCAAAAAAGGAAGCATCGGCGTCCATCCCGTCTACCCATACACCGATGTCGTTGCTTGAATCCATACCAAACCACCATTGAACTCCTACACCCTGGTACTGGGTAACAAAGGTTTGCTGTCCTGTAACACTATTAAACTTAACCCATCCATCAATAGTCCAATTAGTGCCTATCGCAAAGTCATCACTATCAGAACAGTAAATATACCCATTAGCCCCAAAACTGGCCGCTACATCCTTTGAGCCACCTTCAAATCCTAAATTCAATACTTCACTCATAGCTTACTCCTTATTTAAACGCTCACTGTTAGAGACAAAGTGATTCTCGTTGCATTATCGTTTGCATCCACATTGTACCTTAATATATCCCCCGCACTTATACTTGTAGTCCAACTCGTCAAGGTAGTATCTTGATCTTTAGTTGCTGCCGAGGTACCCGGAGGTGTTGCACTTGTGATGCTATCAGCATTAGTTGGAGGGAAGTTGGCATATGTATCCTTCCAAATATCGATAGTTGCTGTACAACTCTGATCACATAGCATAGTCACACCAGTGATAGTACAAGCATAGCCTACCTCTACATCGCCCCATACACCTGTGGCTATCGTATCGGTACCATTACCTATGACTACCTCTATATTGGAGTTCCCTGGTCCAGTTGGTCCGGTTCCTCCTGTAGGTCCAGTTGGTCCAGTATCTCCTACTGTCCCTTGATCTCCTTTAGTCCCCTGAGAACCTGTTGGTCCAGTTGGCCCAGTTGGTCCAGTGTCACCCGCCGTACCCTGGGTACCTTGGTCACCTTTGGTTCCCTGGGCGCCTGTTGGTCCGGTTGGTCCAGTTGGTCCAGTATCCCCAACAGTTCCTTGATCGCCCTTGGTTCCCTGGGCGCCTGTTGGTCCAGTTGGCCCAGTATCTCCTACTGTACCCTGGTCACCTTTAGTTCCTTGCGCTCCGGTTGCCCCTGTTGGTCCAGTTGGTCCAGTATCCCCAACAGTTCCTTGGTCACCTTTAGTTCCCTGGGCGCCTGTTGGTCCAGTTGGCCCAGTTGGTCCGGTGTCACCCACCGTGCCTTGATCGCCCTTGGTTCCCTGGGCGCCAGTCGGTCCGGTTGGTCCAGTCGGCCCAGTGTCACCCACCGTGCCTTGGTCACCTTTAGTTCCCTGGGCGCCTGTTGGTCCAGTTGGCCCAGTAATCCCTTGAGTACCCTGTATACCTTGCGTACCCTGGGGTCCAGTTGGTCCAGTCGGTCCGGTAGGCCCGGTCACTGTAGACGCTGTACCTTGAGTTCCTTGCGCACCTGTTGGCCCAGTAGGCCCAGTAATCCCTTGAGTTCCTTGTATACCTTGAGTTCCTTGAGTTCCCTGGGCGCCTGTTGGCCCAGTAGGCCCGGTCACTGTTGACGCTGTACCTTGAGTTCCTTGCGGACCAGTGGCGCCTGTGGCCCCTGTCGGCCCGGTAATTCCCTGCGTCCCCTGTATGCCCTGGGTTCCCTGGATACCTTGAGTACCTTGAGGTCCAGTCGGTCCAGTTGGTCCGGTGGCCCCTGTCGCTCCGGTTGCGCCTGTGCTTCCAGTCGCTCCCGTACTTCCAGTGGCGCCGGTCGGTCCGGTTGGCCCCTGCTGACCTTCTACATAAAGGGTAGTCAATACACTAGACGCATTTACAGTTCCTTCATATACCCAGTGGCAAGTTCTATTGGCTACAGAGGTTGTCTGTGCGTATACTTTGACAACAATTCTATCGGTAACATCGAGAACGACATCTGTAGGATTGGTCACTGTGGTCTCATAAGTAGTCACCGCGGTAGCGTCAACCTCTACAGTTGTCACCTCAAATAGCAATGTCTCTGTCGTATCTGACTCATATTTATACACCTTATATGTAAAGGTGGTTATTCCTGTAGCACTATCTACATAGTGGTGCATATGGAACTTCTGCGGACCCGCAGGGATAACATCCACCCCTGGGTTATTAGCATCCGTAGCATAAGAACCCATAAGGGTCTGCCCATCACCACTACCTATTACAACAGTATCATCATCTTCCACGTTAAGGGAAGGTACTCTTCGTAGTCCCTCGTAGGCTCCTATTGCCGGAACAGTAGCGTCACTTGAAAAATACCATAGCTGTCCTGCTGCCTGTCCTGCTGTACCCTGGGGTCCAGTTGGTCCAGTGGCTCCTGTTGCTCCTGTCACTCCGGCTGTGCCTTGAGTTCCCTGGGGTCCAGTTGCGCCTGTTGGTCCAGTTGGTCCGGTAACAGTTGAAGCTGTACCCTGGGTACCTTGTGGCCCAGTTGGCCCAGTAGGCCCAGTAATCCCCTGAGTTCCTTGTATACCTTGAGTACCCTGAATACCTTGAGTACCCTGAATACCTTGAGTACCCTGGATACCTTGAGTTCCTTGTGTGCCTTGAGGACCCGTGGCGCCGGTTGCGCCCGTGGATCCAGTGGCACCTGTGGGTCCAGTCAACTGTGCTGCTGTACCTTGCGCACCAGTTGCACCTGTAGCACCACTAGCGCCTTGGGGACCAGTAGGACCGGTCACCCCATCGCCCGCATATCCGCCGCCTGCATAAGCCATAGTATCCTCCTATTAAGCCGTCAATTAAGCATTGACTATCGTATTTACTAAAAATCTTTCCAATACTGTTGAAGCGTCATTCGCCCCAGCAGTAGTTACTCTTACTCTCAAAAAGTTTGCCACTGTAGGCGCAAAAGGTTTAACGTGAACCAAAGCATCTGCCGTATTAGTGACCAAGTTCCCCACACCATCAGGCACAACCATATTGCTATCGGCTGCCCCTTCAACAGCCGGAGCAATATTGCCTTGCTCAATGGCTATCGAAGCGAGGATCACACCACTTGACGTAAACTTCCACTCAAACCCAAAGGTAACATCCTTGGGACACACATAAGTCTGTGTATAGAAAGTGCCTACACCACCACAAGGTAGATCTGTGTGGACTCCATCTTCTCTCAGTAAATCAAAATTGTTAACATCTTCATTTCTCTTAGCCATTGTGTTTCCTCCTATTTTATGGTCCAGTTGGTCCAGTTGGTCCGGTGGCGCCTGTCGCTCCGGTGGCGCCTGTCGCCCCAGTGCTTCCTGTTGGTCCAGTTGGACCCGTTGCTATTGGTATCCCATTTGAATATCCACCTCTATAACCGCTCATAATTCCTCCTATTAGGTACTTCTCGTTATCTCTAAACTTAAAGTAACGCGTTCTGCTACATCATTAGAATCCACATTAAACCTAAAAACATCACCATCTGCGACTGCCGTAGTCCACCCAGTAAGGGTAGTGTCTACGCTTTTGTTAGCCGCGGTAAGTGTAGGTTTAGCCGCCGCGGTAATTGTATCAGCCACTGTAGGTGGAAAGTTAGCATAAGTATCCTTCCATATATCAACCACCATCGTGGCTGCCTGGTCTGCAAGAAGAGTGACCCCTGTTATAGTTCCCGCGAAAGGTACCTGAACATCACCCCATATCCCCGCTGCTATGACATCAGTACCATTACCAAATACAACCTGAACTGTAGTATACGACCCTAGCCCTGCTGCCCCAGTAGCCCCAGTTGGTCCGGCTGGTCCAGTTGGCCCGGCTGGTCCACCACTAGGCCCAGTTGGCCCGGTGGTTCCTATGCCTGACTTATTCTCTAGGGCATCTCCTGTTGAGTTCCACCCTATGTAAGCATCCCCTGATCCTTCTGGTAAAGATATCCCCGTCTGCCCTGCCGGAAGAACAACCACAGAATCAAATCTACCATTGACCTGTTGGATCTGTCTCTCGATCCTATCCATACCTCCCTCTAAGGCTTCCTCACGAAGGTTGCCATCAGTTGGAATGTCCACGGTCTGGGTATAAGGTATATTAGAATATGTCACTACCCAGTCACTAGATGTAGGTGGAGTTATTAGAAAAGTTATTGATCCACCTTCTTCGTCAGGACTTCTAGTTACACTATAATCTACCCCTAAGACTTGGGCGGTCTGAACTGAAGTAGTCTTATCCTCCAAGTATACCCCTATGTCTGTGTCCGCGTATATCTTGTAGTCAAAACTAAAGGTGGTGGATGCATCATCCCCGGATACCTTTGTTAAAATTGATGTGTTTTCAATAGTCATTATTCCTCCGTTGGTCTTGTGGCATACTCTGAGTATCCCATAATCATTAATAATCTACGAACACTATTGACCGTAGTGCCTTCCCCGTTCTCTTCGGACATTAGGGATATGCCTTGGGCTGCTCCACTCACTGTCCTCACAGCACCTGAATATATGCCACCAACTGGACCGGTTGCTTCTGCCAATTGAGTAGTTATGTTTAAGAAATCAGATAGTTTTATCCCATCTTCATATTCTTTAGTCAAAGCCCTCTCAACATCAGCTATGTTCTTGACCATAGAATCAAATAGCCCTGTCCCCGCCGCATCCCATCTAGCACTATAAGGAAGTTTTGCATCCTCGTCTATTGTAGCTTTGTATGCATTGAAGATCGCTCTGGACGCCAACACCCTTAGTAGTCCCCCTGTGAGGGGCATATCATCAAAGGGTCCAAGAGCAAACTCAGCTAAATATTGGGGCATATCCTCTTTTTTATAGTTAAATGCACGTCCCACCGCGGAGTATAGCATAGGTAGGAGGACAAAAAATGTTGCAAAAGTCCTAGCAAATTGCGTAGCATTGAATCTTTCTGTGCCTATAGTGTCTAATTGCTGCACTAAAATACTCGCATATTGCATAGGTGCGTGGGTAAAACTCGTGAATGCCCTCACAATTGGGTTAGGATCCAACGACATTCCTATCTGTTCAGTCACCCTAGCTGACTGCTGGGTACGATCTATATGCTGAACTGCAAGATTAGCAGCTTCAGTATCACTCTTACCATCAGCTTTGTGTTGACTATACACAGCCCAACCATTCAAAATGACACCACCCATATCCCCTAATTGAGTTCCAAGGAATAGGTAGTGGTTCAAAGTTAGATCTAGTTCAGCCTTCTTTAGCCGTTTCTCGGTCATCTGACCACCCTCGAAAGCTGCATTGATGTCCGCGATATCTCTCGATATAGCCCTTCTCATAGTACGATGGGCGAAGTAGGGATGCTCCAAGAGTTTACTTAATTCACCACTCTTTAGTGCTTTAGGTAGTTCTGACATAGCTTTAGCAAAGGTCTTTCCATTAGCTACCTCAAGCGCAGCAAAAGCTGATACCAACTGCTTGGGAAAAAGAACCATCTTACCCGCCAAGAGCATCTTCTGCATATTGGTGACCGCGTGGTTCATAGCACTATTGAGGTTGCCTGTCCCATATCTCTTACCCTGGGCGAGGATATCTACATACTTCTTGAGTCTTCCATAAAAGTCTTTATCGCGTACCTGCTCTATCTTCTCTCGTACCGCGCTATTACCTAGGACATCCTGAACCTGGGCTACCTTCTCAGCGAAAGCTGCATAATAGGATGCGTCCTTTATGTAATGGCGCATCTTATCAAAGTCTGCTACATCTTTGAGTCTCTTCTCACTCTTGGTGAGTTCCTTCGTGAAGGTAACATTCTGCATATCAGGCGAGAGGGGTCCTCGACCTAGAAGCTGATCGATCATATTTGAAGACCCAAAATCAATACCTGTCCTATAGACTGGGGAATATCTTTCCCTATATCCTAGGTCATACCCCACTGTTTTCCTATGGGTTTCGTTTATCAATGGCCATATATCATTGTAGAGGTTCAACTGCATAGCCACAAATTCTGTGTCCTGTTCTGTCATATTATCTACTAGATTCTCAATCTCTCCTTCTGTCCACCCCTGCTTTTTCATTATGGACTGTCCATCAGGACTCAGCCAAAGCATATACTTCTCTCTAGCCTGGGCGATAGATCCTCTCCAAAATGATTCCAAGCCCCCTTGTGCATTCTCCTTGGATATGATTACATCAGGATTAGACGATTGGTCGTTGTTTATGTTGTCCCTAAGAAACTTCTTGCTTAACTCAAGGGTAGACTTAACACCAAAAATCCTCATAGCCCCTAGGTTAAATTGACTCGTGAAGTGAGCATATAGGGTCTCGTTCTTCATATGGGCTTTGCCAAAGTCCATCACGGCTTCAAATACTGAAGAGCCGGTCTCAGCACCCATTCCTTTAGCAAGGGAGCCTATGAGAGATTGATAGTTGAACCTACGACTTAACTGGCTCATTATGCCTTCCCAAAGATTCCTATACCCTTCCTCGTTGAGTTGCTTAGTCTTGTCTAAGTTTTCAACTACTCTCTCCTGAGTCTTCTCTACGAAGGCTCTATTAGTCTTAGCAATCCTCTGGGCTTCAAGAGTCTTGTTCTCCACAAAGTCACGAAGAGTTCTCTCTATATTCATATAGTCTCTTGCAGAAAGAGGAGAACCATCTGGGTTAGATTCGGTAGCTAAACGCGCAGCCAATGTTCTCATAAATCCTTCTGGTGTGTGGATCTGATTGACCTCTACCGCCGGGTTAATGTCTTCTTGGTTCATTGCCTTCAAAAATATATCGGCAAGTTTCTGTGCCTGGGGAGGAAGATTGACCTTCTTCTTCGTACCCACTCCCTTACCCTTCATTAGATTGATAGCACTATCTATGGATTTCTTAAAGGTAGTCGTAACATTATCCTGAATGATATCGTTGACCTTCATCTCTAATTCAAAGAACTTCTTCTGCAACTGTTCAGGAGTCGTTATCTTGTTGAGCCATCTACCAAGCTGGTCAAACTTCTGAGACTGGGAAAGTCCAGGTCTATTGAGCAACTGTTTGATAACTCCTTTGATATACTGCATCTCTGCCTGAGTTGCCTGTCTTCCACGAAGAAAGTTCTTTCGTACATTCCGAAGTATCAAAGCGGTTTGTTTATCGGCTATTCGCCCAAGAACTTCAGCATTCTTTAAGGTGATCTGATTGTCCCCGGTAAAGACGATTTCACCAGGATTCTCTTTCAAATAAGTAAGTTCTGTCGTTGCGTCTATATAAGTTTTTATAAGATTGTTTATGGCTTTGGTGTTTGTCTTCCCAGCTTTAAGACTCTGCAGCTTGAGTGCCTTCATAAGTTCACTCTTAGCCTGCTTTGCAACGCGAGTAAGTTCTTTAACCCTACCCACAAAAGCTTCCCTAAATATGGGCTTAACATCATTAATAACTTCAGGCTCTATACGAACAAACTCTTCCGGCTCTTCTGCCTTCTGATCTTCTAATGTCTCGGTGATTTCAGCGGCCTTCTCTACAGCTTTAGCCCCCTTAACTTTCTTACCTTTTATATTGCCTTCCTCTATCTCAGCATTAATGTCTGCTGTAGCCTGGGCGCGTAACTCATTTAGTAGAGTTTCGCCTGGTGTCTGGACATCTAAAGATTCAAGAATCCTTTTAGCGTCTGCGTTCTCAACACCTGCTTCACCCCTTGAGAGTTTGATAATGTCTCTCATATTTTGGATCTTACGATTCTGTATGGCATCATAGCCGGTATCTTCACCCATACCCGCAAGAACCTGCTCGGCTGCTACCTGTTCGGCTTGAGTATATATCCGATTAGCCGTATCGTGGTTTACCCCCAATTCGGATCGTAACAAGGAAATCGCTTTAGCTTTCTGCGTAAGGGTTACCCCACTCACCATTGTGCCACCAGCAAAAGCACCCACTGCCCCTGCATAAGCCATCTGAGATAGAGCGTCTAATAGGGTCACATCTTTCGATCCACCAACCACCCTAGACATTCCTAATTCTACAGCCGTCTGTGCTGCTTCTGTTGTGGCTTCTGTAAGAGTAGCATTGAGTATATGCATAGCTGTGGCTTTAATGCCCGTTCTAGCTGTCTTGTCAAAAACTGCATTAAGCCCCATACTCTCAAGACCACCCACAGCCACACCAGTAAATGCCGCAGCTAGGAAGGAAGTATCAAAGTCTTTACCCGCTTTAAGGGCGTCTACACCTACATCAGCCGCAGAGGAGAGACTAAATACTCCTGTAGCTAGACCAACCCCACCCATCTTATATAGAGCAATCGTAGCCAATATAGAACCAGTCGCATCTCCTAGGAACTGTGATGCCTTATTGGTAGTGGGCTGTGCTGCTTCCATCTCTGCTGCGATCTTCTTACCTTCTTCGGCCATATAAAGACCATAGTTAACCATCTTCTCGCCAATGCGTTCTGATCTCTCCCTATGGGCTTCTACAGATCCATCTAACCTCTCCGCTATAAAAGTCTCGGCTCTATCATCTATCCCAGAGGTGTCAAGAAAACTTGATAGCCCAGGAGCAGCCAACGAAAGAAAAGCCCCACCCGTATCTACCGCGGTCTTAGCTATGCCTTTGTCCCGGACAGCCGCCCCACTCATAGCTGTTATGCCCCCTGGGATGCCTGTGAAAATCCCCACAAAAGCCTGCCCAGTCCTATTAAGATACTGGGTGAAAGCATTTCCATTGTACACAGCAGTATCTCGGCTAGGCGTAGTCCGGATGGTTCCGGTCTCGTCCTGTTTCCAGAGATGATCCTTATCCACACTATTAGTCGAATACATCGACTTATATGTGTCGAGATCCATTACCTCGTCTACTGTGTTTTGTTCTTCCATAGCCATTATAAGTTATCTAACTCCTTCTGTAGACCTTTGGCTTTTACCTGCACTCTGCCAGTATTACCACTAAAGCCCATAAACTCAAGAGACTTTCCATTCACATTCACATAGTCTCCTACCTTCACACCCATAAACTCAGGGTTCAATTGCTGATTCTTCTCGTTTTTTATCTGCGCTATCTCGGTGGCTATCTTATCAGAAGAGATTGGCTGGTCTCCATAAAGAGCCATCCTTGTTGAAAAGGTCTCCATCATTTGGTTACGGATGTCATCTCGTAGCTGTCTATTGCCTTCTACCGTGCCAGTGTTCAGACTAATTGCCCGGGAATAATCATTAAAAGCATCGTACCCTTCTGTGAACCAATTCTTTCCTGTAGCCTGTAGCGCGTCAAATTTCTCAACTGTACTTAAAGTACCAAGCTGACCTATCATCTTCGACCCATCAGCATAGGTAAGTGTCTTAGCTTCTATTGCTGCTAGAACCCTACCTTTCATCGTATACATATCTTCCATATACTGGGAGACCGTCTTTGAAGCTTTTATGTTCTCTTCACTTTCTGCCCTCATAGGAGAAGGCACCCCGGTCAATGCGGCTTTACCCGCCCTTACCACTCTATTGACTTGAAAATAGGGGTTGGCATAGGCATACCAGGGGTATTTATCGTCCTGTTCCGCGGTTTGCTTCCCAACTACTTTCTCCTGCTTGGCAAGAATATCCTTAAACTTCTGCTTTCCATAAGGTGTCATAGCTAATTTAATCTCATCAGTTAGCTGACGTTTGGTGTCTATATCTGATGCATACGAGGTATCGTTAGCATATATGGATATCCTCTTGAGGACTTCCAAGTTCTTTATGTTCTCGTTGGTCTGCTCTATAGCTGCGGTGTTCTGTCCTTCTTTATTGGTAGTCACCATATAGTTTCTACGATTAATCTCCTCCTGGAGTTCGGTAGCTACCTCTTTAAGTCCATAATTGTTATTGGGATCGTATACCTTTTGTACCTTTTCAGCAAGGTTCTTATCGTCAGTCATTAGTTTAGTAAAGCCCTGATAAGCCCCCATAGCTATAACCATCTGGTCTAAATTCTTCTCAAGCCTTGCGAATTCTTTGGTGCCTAAATCTTCTTCTAGTGCTTTACGGACAGCAGAATCTTTAAGGGTCTCTTTAAATGCCGCAGGGTTGCCCCCATTCCTAAAATCTACATTATTGTTCCAATAGGCTGCTGCCTGTGCCTTGAGTGCTGATTTCGTAGCACTAGCGTGGGAAGCAGGTGTAGTTACAGCCCTATACCCCTCTGCTGCCTGAAGGTATGTATCCCTTGATTGTATATAGTCCTCGGCATTCATTAACTCCCCAGCTATAGCTGTGGAAGCCTGATTAAGTTCCTGGAAACCTATAAGGGCATTTCTATTCTGTTGGTTGACCACCCATTTGTTATTGGAAATCGTCTGTGCTGCCTTCTGCTTCTCAACTAAAGTACCAAACTTAGCCTGAACACGACCCGGTAAATCTTTAGCGAAAGTCTGGGCTAGGGTATTAGCCCGGGCTTCGTACTTCTCCCCAAAGGTCAAAGGATCTAAATCAGGATTGTTCATATACTCTGATTGGAGTTCTGCCGACTGGATACTGTCAGCCGCGGCATACTTGTAATATGCCTTGGTAGCTTCAGCAGTATCTAATGCATCCTGTCTCCTCACCATAACCGCACCAAAGTCAGCCACATCTTTAGCGACCATAGCCCCCGCTTCGTTCTGTGGAGCTACTTGAGTTCGGCTAGAAGCTAATTGTTGCCTTTGATATGAATTTATTTTTCCCATAATTCCCCTATACTCCTACCGTTGCAAAAGAAGCTACACCCTTAATAATGCCCCCGGCTAATGCCGCGCGACCCTCATTACGGACTACATCTGCTTTTTTATACGCGGCTCTTTGGATTGCTTTACCTTTTGCTTCCGTTGCCGTAGCTTCGGTTTCTGCGTATTTAATTGTCTGTGCCGTTGTTATCAAAGCTGATCCAGTAAGTTCTACCCCTGAACCAATAAACTGTAGAGATTGAGAAGCCGCGAAACTACGCCCCTCTTCCCTTATGATAGAAGCATCTCTAAAAGCTTCAGCTACTGCTAAATTTCCCTGATACTGATATTCGTCTGCCTGAACTTGAGCAGATTGAAATTTGCTTATGCCCCCAAGGATACTGCCAAAAGCCCCCATATAATGCCCTATGGTTGGCGATGCTTGTCCAGTTATCCCACCAGGATCTTCCTCACCAAAGGTGGGTCTTATTCTAGTGGTGGCTCCAGGACGTAATGCCTGGGATAAAGTAGGTCCGGTATTCTTAGGGGCTGTGCCGTATCCATACCCTGTAGGATTTGCTATTATCCCCATATTACCTGTAGGATTACCAAAAAAACTTGCTACTGCCATATTAATTCTCCTCACTAATTTCCATATCGCAAACCATAGAGGTTAACGTGCAAGGATATGGAAGGGTCTGTACAACCCACATAGTTTTCTGTTCATCATAGCTTGTAAACCCAGGTTGTTCCTTCATCCCATTATATAGGAGTGGAGGACGATCAGTATACTGAACTCCATCCCTAAAAGCTATCTTCTGCATATCATACGGATCCGTCCCATAAGAAGCACCTAAAGTATTTCGGAAAAGTAAATTAACTTTATTAATTGACTTATATTTGCCTGGGGTTATGCCTGTCGATAGAAGGAGTTCTAAAGGCATTGTCTGTACTCTCCCATAATAAGGAAGACCTATCATCACATAGGTAGCCTGCCAATCAAGTTCTATCGCCCCATCTGTAACAACACAATCAGGATGTACTCCACCATCAGCCACCACCGAAACTGTTTCTCCCTCTAAGTGTGAAAGCCCGGACACCGTGTCCTGAGTAAAGTACCATTTCCCACCATCAATGGTCGCGGTACTAGCAAAGTCCTGTAGGATTCTACATTGCACTAGCGTTTCATTGGTGTACTCTATTATCTCTGCTATACCCTGCTCGGTACCATCAATATGTTTAACCACAATTCTCCGGTTAAGATCGTCTGCGCTAAATATAGAAGCACTTGCGCCAAAGGTCACATCGTCTCCGGTGGTTGCCCCCGGAGATATTGCTATGTTCTCTTCTGTCGTATCCAAAGATAGACAGCTATCTAAATGTACCTGACGCTTCTGAGCATAATACATTAGGTTTCTGTATTTAGTGTCATCAGTATTTTTCGCATCAGAAGTAGGCGCGGTATAAAAGTCTGTTCGTTCAGGGATGCGTGGGTTCTTAGAAAAATACTCTATGTACCTACGCGTCACTCCATCAACTTCACGCTCTACTCCCACTACCACTAAATCCTTATTGTCAGCCTGGGGCTGCGCGGCTACAGTAAATACCTTACCCTCCCCACCTAAAATATGTTCGTTCCAGGATGAAACATCTTCTCCATCACTGTACACAAACGAAAGAAGTCTTCCATCCTCCATACACATCCAAACCTGGTTAGGATTGCCCTGCTGGTATACCAACTGTTTTATGCCCCCCTGTTGAAGTTCATCAGACTGTATAGATTCATCCTCTGATTTAAACCCATCATTAAGAAGACTATATGCAAAGCTATATACTACTTCTCCCCCTCGCTGGACATACACTATATCTGTACCAAAGTTAACAGGCATTATGTCTGCTACCCCATAGTTATCCACGGGGAAAGACTGTATCTGCTCCCCGCCTATAGGTGTAGCATCTGACCCACCATTAACCTTGAGCATCCCCGCATACGTGCCTACCGCGAGGAACTGTCTGGTACCCATAAAGAATCTTATCCTATCTACCGAAGAGGTAGAAACTGAAGTTAAAGCATAAGACACGCCATCATCAGGATCCGAACCTAATGTGAAAACCTCGTATCGTGGTTCTCCAGTTGTAGGATCAGGAGACATCGAGCCATCTAAAATGTCGGGGTTGTTTATTGCCCCTCCGTGGAATACTCGACCACCATAAAAACCTACGGCTGCCGGAGCATCTCCAACTATCATAGCAACTCCCCCTGAGTCATACGCTGTGTAACCCGTGGTGTCCACATTTAAGTCAAAATTGTTCACATCTATTTTAGTGACAGTATACGAGACCTGGTTGACTTCTGTCATCCCGGACACATCTTCTAACTTAACAACATCGCCTGTCTCAAATATATGGGCTGGGTTTGTGGTAACTCGACCATTGCCTGCATTAGATATGTTCGTTATCTCTGCCTGGTCAAAAGGATCGTCCGTCCTCGTATAAGGAAGAAGAGTCCAGCTATCGTGATCCAGTCTTGTCACCTTACGAGGTGCATAGTTTGGGTGATCTATATACATAATGTCTGCCTTCTGGGCAAACTTAATCTGTGGGAGATCTGCTTCTGTGTAAGGTTGTTCTATCTCGTATACTCTCGCAACAGTTCCACTCCCTACATATGCATTGAATAGAGTCGTGTCTATTGCGTTACCATCTTGGTCAGTTAAAGAAAAGGTATCAGACGAGGGAGCCGTAAAAGAAGTCTCCACATTATCTAGTTGTGGTGTTACTGTATTGTCTGAAGTATAAAGAAAAGCCCTATATTTAAGAGTGCCTAATGGTAGTGTTGGTATATTGGTGTGTACTGTGGCTGCGGTATTGCTCTGTGCATATGTCTCATCGCTCACAGACCACATAGCCCCATCCCAATAATACCAAGTAACCCCATCATCGTTAGATAAAATATACTTTATTTCGGTATTCGCCGGTTTAGTTGATGTTTCTACAAACTCATCGAGAGCCACAGTATATGGAAAACCAGTTTTAGTTTCTATAGTGGGTCCAGTCACATCATAGGGAGGAACATTCACAAGTAGCGCTTCCCCACCCGTTACTGTAATCAAAGCCCCATAATCATAGTTTGCAGGGTTAGAGTATGTCCAGTTCTTCGATGAGGTACCGGGGTCTGGAGAACTAGCGACCAAATAGAACTGACCATTGAGATCCTCCATACCTTCACAGTTGTCTATGTAGACCTCGTCCCCATCCACATAGTCATTACCCACCGCTGTTAGCACTCCCGGATTAGCTGCAGTGATACCAGTAATACTTATAGGATCTTCTGTGACTACAGCCCCATCCACTAAGAAGCGAAGATACCCTTCCGTAAAGGAAAGGGTATACGCTTCATCATCTGCAAAAGTGAAGGGGACAAAGAAGGCTACGTTATTGCGGCGCGTAGTGCGGGAGTAGACAGTGCCTGAACGGAACACTGTAGGTCCATGCAGAAGAGTCAGAAAGTTTTCCCCGGTTAAAACACCACTCTTATAAAGGGCGATATTCGCCCGCCCCATTAATTTAGGTGTTAAAACGCCATGCTTAAAATCATAGATAGGTGCATTAAGTTCTGCCATTTTGCCCCGTATATAAACCCGTTGTAGAAGAGCCACCATAAACCCGACGCCCATTGAGCATCTTGCTCTGTCTAAACGCTACCGGGGGGTTAGCCTTCCCATTCTTAGCCCTAGCATTTACCTCTGCTGTTTTCCTACCTTGCGTGATGCGAGTGTTTAAATTCACATTACCTGTAAGTTTAAAGACAACTTTCTCTGCCAAAGCAAAGGCCAAGAACATTTTAAAAGAAGGACTGAATTTCACAGTCTGTTGCAAATTATATGTATACCCTATGTCTAGGGAAGCCGCCCCACTATTATCCATATAAATGCAGCCATTCTCTATCTGATAGTTCCACTGTGATAGAGGATAGTCCCAATATTTAATAAAGTTTAAAGATAGATAATCGCTGGGGAGGACATACGCGTCATCAAATCCAAACGTAGGATCGGTGGCGCTAAGAGGAATAGAGTCCCTCTTACAAGCAAAATTCCAGGGGAACCCTTCTAAGCATTCCTGGCGTACATCGTCATACCATCTATTGAGTATAACCGCCGACTTATCGTCCCCAGGTATTTCAACATCGTTAATGTTTTCCGTCTTCATTATGTCCAAAGCAAGATTAACGATGTCAGTTTTTGAATTAGATACAGACATATCAACTCCTTTTTAAGGGGAGAAGCAGGGGTTTTTACACCCCTGCCCAACATGACATCAGACATTCTCCCTTGGATCGTTTATGCGTATTCGCGTCGAACAAGATACAGTTTAACACAGACAGTGCCTGTGGCAGCCGCATCTTTATTGATCGTAAGACCAAGAACATATGTCTGTCTTTCGCTAGACACATCACTTGCCAGAGTATACATTGCTGCATCCTGGTTTGCTATTGTGACAGCAGAAATCGGACTTAGACCCGAACCCGGTGCCAAAGCACTAGTAAGGTCTCCACCATCAACGAGCGCGTCCACATCTATAACCGTACCGCCATTTTCTGCATTTTCATACAGACCCAGATCTACATCATCAAGACCGGTAAGAGCATCACAAGTGATCTCTCCACCAACCGCAACGTAGTTCGAGGGAACCTCTGCTATACGATATATAGACGCAGTGGTATCGCCATTTGTAATCGCAGCTTTCGCAACGAGAATCAAACTGTCGGCACCAGTAGCCACAATCGCGTCCTGTGGTATGTTTGCTGAACTTTTTTTATAGGTTGTTTTATCGACTACAGCCATTTTATTTCCTCCTGTTTTAGGTTAGTACATTACACCAAAAAGTACGTTACAACTACTGTTATGCTCGTACCACCGGTTGCCGCTGCACCAGTTTTAGTAATCTTCAAGGCTTCGCTGACAGTAAGACCTTCAGCCATACCCACACCCAGGATAACCTTTGCGTGGTCTATGTCCTTTGTAATCACTACATCATTGTCCAACTGACTTTGCAGTATTGAACAAACATTAACTGTAGCACTTGCGTCCTCAAGTTCCAACGAAGTCAAACCGGCAAAATTACCGTTGCAAACCAACACGAAATCGGTTACAACGATCTGCTGCCCCGGCGAAGCCGCGACAATAGTCTTCCCTGCATTCAACTCTGCCAACGAAACGCTGACCTGCGCACTAGCTGCGTTACCAACTGCTGCCGTACCTTGAGGTCCAGTTGGCCCAGTTGGTCCAGTGGCGCCTGTTGCTCCAGTTCCTCCAGTTGGTCCGGTTGGTCCGGTTACAGTCGAAGCTGTACCCTGGAGTCCAGTCGCACCAGTTGGTCCAGTGGGACCTATATTACCCTGGTTTCCTTGTGGCCCAGTTGGTCCAGTTGGTCCGGTTGGTCCAGTCTGTGCCGTACCCGCAGTTCCCTGGGGTCCAGTTGGTCCAGTTGGTCCAGTTACAGTTGAAGCTGTACCTTGAGTTCCCTGGGGTCCAGTTGGTCCAGTCGGTCCAGTTGGCCCAGTTGGCCCAGTTACAGTTGAAGCTGTACCTTGAGTTCCCTGGGGTCCAGTTGGTCCGGTCGGTCCGGTTGGTCCAGTCGGTCCAGTTACAGTTGAAGCTGTACCTTGGATACCCTGCGTACCTTGTGGTCCGGTTGGCCCGGTAGGTCCAGTTGGTCCAGTTGCCCCGGTTACCCCCGCACTACCGCCACCTAAAATATCAGAAAGAGGACGCGTTACTGGATCGCCCTGTCCTGTCTGTTTAAGTAGTATATACCTATCGGTAGCAACCGCCGCAGTACCACCGGCCGCAAGTTCACTGGTCTTTTTCCATGTTAGATCATACTTGCCGTCGCTCATTTTAATCTCCTCGGTTTATATTTAAAGAAAAGGGTAGGGGGACACACGCCCCCTACCCATTATCTATTAATAGAATACAGCCGGATCTTTAACAGTGGTCTGAAACTTGATGACATTGTTACCATTTGTTCGCACCGCACCGGCGGTGAGGGTTAGTCTCAAACGCACTGTTGAAATCTTCGTCTCTGAAAGAGGTATGATCTCAAAGTTAATCCCATCAGAAGCCATACCATAAACGAGAGCGCCATTCGCCAAAGCGAGACAATCTCTTACAGCCGCGGCTTCGTTCAGCATCTTGCCAGTAGCAGACTGCGCACCAAAGGTGACGTTCTGCATACCAAGCTGTCTGCCAAAACCGGATTCATTCGGCATACCCATCGCATTTGACGGATAGATGGACTGGAACTGCCACGATGTAAGCTGTGTGATCCCACCCATGTCATACTGTTCATCTTCCGAAATAACAAACTTGACATTGTTCATGCCGTTCGGAGATACAACTTCTGTGCCTGTGAATCTGTGATTGATTTTTCTTAGGAGATCTATCGTGATACCACCAGTTGCATCCAATGTAATACCACCATCGTTTGCAAACGTAAGATCGGAAGTACCATATTCGCCATACTGCACCGTAGCAACTGAAGCATCGATACCTACCTTATCAAGAAAACGATATGAAGCGTTCATCATTTCCTGTGTGATAAGCGCAGAAGGATTCGAGGAAGTTGTCTTCCTGAACCAATGCTCATCGTAATCAACTTCGATGATCATTCTATCTGTGTCGAGTTTTCTACGGAAGTAGTTAGCTGCAACGCCTTCTGAACTGGCGTTGTATGAATTGTCTATCCTGTAATCAACAGGAGCAATCCCGTCGATATACATTTGTTTACCCTCTACAGTAACTTCTGCGAAGCCACCGAAGAGTCTTGTTTCTGTCTGCTGTGGAATCTTTAAGAGATTACCTAGATAATCATCTTTAAGGACTGTTTCCACACCTGCATAATCTGCTCTAGCCATCTTGTTCCTCCTTAGTAGGGTTTCTGTCAATAAATATTTTACGTCTATTAACGATACCCGGTATTTAAGTCGGACGGCTAGGCCGATCCCCGCTCTTTCACGGACGTTATTATTTACCTAAAATATACACTACAAATAACCATTTGTCAAATTTATTACTTAAATAAATCTATGCCCTGTTCTGAAGCCTTCCCACCAATCTTAATTATCTGGGTATTTAGGTTAGCCAACTGAATCTTCTTTATGTGGTCAGGCATATTCTTGTCGTTCTTTATCTGGAGTTTCTTGTTGGATAAAGCCTGGAAATCAGACTTTAAATCCCCAGTCATCCCTGGAGTATGCCCTGGCCTTGATTGGATCCTATTCTCCCCAGTGTACTTGTCGTGGATATTCTTGCTGAACACGATCAAGGGCATAAGTTCCTCGTTACTCATATGCTCGATCTTATCAGCTAAATACGCCTTATCACCTAAAGATTCTCGCATTGTGGCCTTGAACGCTTCCATTGCCCCAACTTTATCTTCACCTAACACCTCGTCAGCCAAGGTCTGAAAGTCCAAATTCCTCTTGGCTGCCTGCTCAATGGTAGGCTTATTCATCTCATAAATCAAGGCTTCATACTGATTTACAATCTTTTCACCAGTTTTCTTAGGGATCCCATTATCATAAAAAATCTTCTTCATACTCTTATCGAGATCTGGGTTCCTATCAACTACCTGAAGTTCCTCTATACTCTGGAACTCATATCCATCCGGAGTCTCAGGTCTTCCCATACGAGTATAGAAAGCATTGAGTTCTTCTGCTGTTGCGCTATCTGAAGGAAGGGTTATCTTGTCCTTTCCTATAAGTTTCTGCGCACCTGCCATCTTATCGAAGAGATCATCCATATCCTTAATCTCTCTTGCCCATGCTTCGTTCTTATACTTCTCCGGGACCTCGATTGTTCTCTTCTCTAATCGTGTGTCCTTGATAGTTGGGCCAGTTGCTCCAGTTCCCGCAGTACCTTGAGAACCTCCAGTACCTCCTGCACCTGTTGCTCCTCCACCTGTTCCTCCTGCTCCTGTTGTCATGTTGTTCCTCCTTTATTCTTCCCAGTTATGTCTTTCTATTTGCATAATAGTTTCTGATTTCATTGCGTAACGTAACGCTTCGTATACGCCTTTCGCTCCAAGGGTTAAGAGGGTGTCTTCTATATCTACCACTCCCTCTTTATCTCTACGAACCTGTCCCATATCCCCGCCGGTTAGAAGATAGATATACTTCAACACCCTTAAACCACTAGGTGTGGAAGCTACCTCTTCCATTGCCTTTCGCATCTCGGAGATCTTCTTCTCGTACTCTTCTCTCTGCTCCTTCTGCTTTTCAAGGATACTCTCCTTACTGAATGTCTTTTTCTCCTCTGTCATGTTTACATTCCTCCTGGTTGTACTCCTGATTCTTGCATATTACGCACAGCACCACTGCGGGCTGCGTCTGCTTGAGCATTAGCCTGATTCGCGGCTGCTGCTTTAGCTTGTATCTCTACTTGTGCCATCTGCATCTGAACCTCGGCTCTGTTCTTTCTTATGGCCTCTCTTGCTTCTTGGGTACGAACTACGATTGAATCCGTAGCGGTAAGAGCCTTTAACTTCATTGCTGTACCATCAGGATCGATGACATCAACAAACTCAGGACTGATAGCCCCAGCTTCACCCATTACTGATATAAACTTCAAGGTACTCTGAAGTTCTTCGTTATTCATAATCCTAGCTGCGGGGGATATAAACTGTATATCATACCAATCAATCCCGTTAATCATAGCCGTTAGAACCGCTTCGGGAATCTTGAAAGGAGTATGCCCATTCTGTAAGAGCGCAACTACTTTTGGGTCATTCTCGTTGTCAGGATCCTCAACTCCTAGAAGCCCCATACCAAAAAGGATATCTATCGATCTGGTAAGTACCTCAGTTAAGAAAACCATCTGCTGTGTGAATATGGGGGAGAGGGCATCACTTCTAATCTGCTCTCTCATCAATGCTTCACCCAGGGTCATCCTCTGCTTGGTCTGAAGATCATAGAGTTTATCGAGAAGGAAATAAGACGCGACCTCTACCTGTAATTCCTTTCTCCACTCGTACATAACCCTTAAATCTCCAATCTCAAATAGTGGAAAGATTGGCTTTTCAGTCGGAACTGTTCCTGCAACATTGAATACATTCAAGGCTCCAGCCGAAAGATCGACAGATAACCCCGCGAGGGATCCATTGTCGAACATCCCTAGCGCCGGTTGCGCGGTAAGTTCTCCACCTATAGCAAGGATCTCTGCAGCAATGTTAGCCTGCACAACTGTAGGCAGGGCGTCCATTGCCGAACTACGACCATAAGATTCATACTCTAGTTTTTCCTGGAACAGAACTTTCATTGGAAGAGACTCATACCCACCCTCTTCAAGATAGATATTGTCATTTGGCATAAAGAGATGAGCCGCATAAGGCATACCTAACTTTCCCGCTACACTCTTACCGGCTTCTCTCTCACGAGGTCTGATAGCTTCTGTCACAACAAACCTTGTTAGGTGGTCGTTGTTTTGGATCGCTGTCATTACCTGCTGTCCCGCCTTCTCACCATAAGCGTCAAACAATTCATCGGCTGACATATTGTAGTCAATGAATATTTCGTTGATCTCCCCTTCCCTATTGTACCCTAGATAGAAAGAAAGGATTGTCTTGTTGAAATATCTTAAAGGGAAATCATATCCTCCCTTGGCAACTACCATCCCGGAAGTGCCGTATACAACAGATTCCAGTATAGTCTTAAAGAGAGAAGTAGTGAGTCTTGACTTTGGACGCTCCATATAGGCCGCCATATCCGCGGTAATCCTATAGAAATAATCTACCACTTCCTCTGACTCATCAATATACTTAGAAGGAATGATTCTAAAAGTTCCCTGCTCATTCTTCCATATCATACCCATAAGAGCAGATGCCATTAACTTCGCACTCTTAGCACCTACATTATCATTTATGTTACCATCGTTTTCGAATTGACCCTGTATAACCTGTGGGGTATACATCTGTTGATCAGCCCGGATCTGATAGAAATATTGACTAAGGGCAGCATACTGATTATTAAAGTTAACCTTCGCGCCCATATACCCTTCACGCGCTTGTTTTAACTTATCTAAAAGAGGACTACCCACTTGGGGTTGTTTCTTTGCCATATCTACACCGCCTTATTTTAGTTTCGCTGTCGAGGTGTTTGGGTTCGAATCCAAACCTGTAGGCGAAGTATTTATAACACCAGCCCTATATGCTTTCTTCTTTGCTGTCGTTCTTGCTTCTTCTGCCGTAAGTTTACCGGTTCCGGTAGCCGCGCCAACTCTATCGTCTACACTACTCTTACTATCAAACCCACCACCTACCGCATATGCTCCGACACCAACTGCTGTTGCCAGGGCTGTCGCACCTAAACCAACACTAAATGCTGTTGCTGCGGATGCTCCTAGCACTGTTCCTATTGTAGTAAATACAGGCATAATCTTACCTCCCTTTAGTCTAGCACTTTAATGAACCTTGTCTCCATTGGCTTAAACCCCATTTTTTCATATAGGGCAAAAAGTTTCTCTGTCTTACTGTTATGCATACAACTCATACTTATTCTTTGTATGCCGTGTACTACACACCACTGCTGTACATAGTTAAATAGTTTTATTCCGTATTTTCTATGCTCCTTGCTCATATACCAAACTACTTCTTCGTATGTCAATTCATCACTACATCGGTCCGGTATCAAATGCCCAGCAAGAACCCCCACTACTTTTCCATCCTCCACCGCTACAAAACTCGAAAAATATACCTCATCAAAAGTTTTCTGAAGTTGATCGATTTCTAAATGGACACCATACTCATGCAGAGACTCCTCTGCAAAAGCTGCTACCAACTCCATAGCTTGTGCAAAATCATTCTCTCGTCCTTGTCTTATCTCCATATCCTTCCCCGCACCCCATCCTTACCTTTTGACATACAACTCACTTGGTTTACTTGGTTTCACAAACTTCTCCGACAATCTTCTTGATTTATAAGGGCTTCGCACTCTGACCTCGCTTGGCTCGGCTGTGTGGATCTTGCTTTGCATTCCTCTCGAACGCACGGGGAAAGCAAAGGTCAATACCAAAGCATCGCTTATGTCTGGTGAAATTCCTTCGTTGTTTTTCTTTATATCAACTTTAGAGGGCAGAGTGAGTAATCCTCTTGATGTGCTGAGTTCAAATCCTGGTATCATTAACAGGTCTCTTACGAATATGTCTTCATCAGGTATGCTCACTCCGCCCTCTTCAAACCAATCTTTCATAAATCCATACATCTGCGCTCTTTTGTTCCTATAAAGTTCAGGCATGAGCGGGGTACTGCCGAAGTGTATATCCATCGTCTTCGCTCCATACCCCATCTCAACCAGTCTGTCCCGGCACCCGTAACCATAGGCTACATCTAAAAACACCATGTCGAGTCCTAGCTTGTCTATCTTTTGGGCTATTATCCCCGCTAGGCGCATGGGTTTTACCGGTTCATCATGTACTTCGTATTCAACTATTCTCCGTCCTTGTCTGACAACGAGGACAGTGCGGTCACTGCCTTCCCCAGATCCATCCACTCCCATAACCATTGGAGCAAGACCATCGAGATAAGCAGAAGCTTTCCGCGCCGCTTCCACAAGTTCTGGTTTAAGCAAGGTATTTCCCGTAGACTGGAAGGCTTCTGCCAAACAGCACGGATACTCTTGTAGAAATTTCCATAAATCATTGTTATACTCATCCTCCAATTTTCGCCTACGCCAGAAGATCTGATCGATCTTTAAACCATAGATCTCCATCAGTTCTTCTTCCTTTGCGTTGGGTTTGAATCTTGCAGGGGGTGTCTCTCTGTATTCGTCCTGGATATACCAAGGTATAAACAGGGTCTTATATCGTGTGAGTGCATTAGGATCTGTTCCCTTCATGCACAAGTTGTAGAACATATTGTTGACGCCATTGGCGGTTGATTCCATTATGATTTCTGTCCCTAGCCCGGTGGATACCCCTTGCATTAGTCCAGTTGAAAGTTCATCTGTATTCTCATAAAAAGCCGCTTCTGATAGATGTAACAGATGAGGGTTCATAGATCTTCCTACTTCCTTCGCCCCTGCGGTACCCAAAGCATATTCTGAGTCGAGTCTACCGAATTTTAATTCTTTTTTGTTAGATCGCTCTATACTGGGTTGCAGGGGCTGGGGAAGGTTGCCATACATTCTCTTGACCATATCAAACAGATAGTCTGTTGACTTGGCCATATGCGCCAAGATAAAAACTGACACACCTAAGTTCATTGTCGCTTTATGTAGAAAGCGGGCGGCTGTGTATGTGGACACGCCTTGCTGCCGGCCTTTGACCACGCAGACTCTCACGAGTTGACCCGCTTTCCTTATGTCTTCGATGAAATGATGTAACATCATCTGGGCCTGGTTAAAGATGAGGGGGACTGACGCCCCACCTTCTTTAGGCCGGATCCTGATAAACTTCGCGGCATACTCCGGGAGGTCGTTTCGTAGTTGGTCTATCCTATAATCTACATCAGACATCCACCACCCCCTCCTCGTTTTTCCTCTGGGCCGCATTCAAAACATCATCGATTGTAAGTGTAAGGTTGGTTGACTCGGAGACCTGCTTCGCTTTTCCTACAAGTCTGTCCGCTAACTCCTGTGTCGCTTTGTGATCCCCCATCGCCGCATTACCCGCCAACTTAATCGCGGCTAACTCCAGGTGGGTGAGATCACCTTCTTCAAGGTTCAAGACTTGGTCCGGTGTCATAACCGCCGCTTTCGCTATCGCGCGGTTAAAGAAATCTTTCACATTACCCAATTCCGCAACCTTCACGGGAACACCGGACTCGATCTTATACTTACTCACAACGCCGTTCTCATTGATCTCGTTGTAGTAAACATCTTTCTCGGCCAGTTCCTTCGTGACAGGCTGCGGTTTAAAGGGATCAGTCATCTATACTCCTGCAAAAGGATTAGCAGGCACATCTTCCTTTACCGGCTCTTCCTCTTCTTCTTTTAATAACGCTTCCTCTACCGCGCTCGGCACGACTTCCTCGGTCGGCATCGGCTTCTTCCTCTTATCAAAGGCAATAGGAACTTCCCCTTCTAACTTCGAGAATTCATCTTCCTCGCCCATCGCCGCTTCCGCGTCCCCTCTCATATTATCAAGTTCGGGATATGTCCTCTGTTTTCCTTCCCTATAGTCCGCTAAGTGTTTCTCGTACCCTTTCGGATCCGACTGTTTCAAGGCCACCATCTCTCTGGCCTTCTCAACGGAATAGAACTCCATAACATCGACCGCCAGTTCCCACTTCTCCACGTAGGCCGCCAGTTGTCCCAGGGTCATAACCCTCATCGGTATCTCGGTTATGTCCGCGGGATTTGCGCGGTTAATAAGTTTCAGGATCTTTATCTCGTATATCCTCTGCCATGCTACCTCAAAAGGACCATACTTCTTGGTAAGAAACTTGGGGACCGTGTAGTTCCTTAAAACATACCACGGCATTCGTGCAGACGCGGCATCCAACTTGAATACCACTTCGTCTTTGTGCTTCACCTCGGTGCCTTGAGGGTTCAGCATTGTAAATGTCACCAGTGTCTTTACGAGAAAAGGATACTCTTGCAGATCCTTCTTCGCGTCAGCTAAAGGTGTCGCACTCTCTGTTTTCGCGGGCTTCGCCATAATCACTCCTCCTTGGTTAAAATATCTGATGTCTTGTTCCTTGTTTGTAAATATACACTATATGTTGTGCTTTGTCAAATTTTTGTAGAATTTTTATTTGTATAAAAGAAAAGGGATCTTATGGGTGGGTGGATTTTTTGTAGGGAAAGAATGGCGTGGGTGGGGTAGAGATAGAGAGAAGAAGAAATAACTATTTTATTCGCCCGCGCCCCCAGGTGGAGGGTTCGCCCCGGCAGTTTTTCCAGGGGGGTGGGGGTGTTAG